TTACCACCGCCATCGCGGAAGTCAGAGAAGTCGATAAACCCCTGCTCGAGGGACGTCTGAGACAAATCAGCGTCCGACGTCGGGCGGTTCGCGTACGTAGAGCCGTCCTCGCGGACATGCGCTGTTGCACACAGCACCTGACCATCGGGGCCGGTATAGGACGCATTGAACGCCCGATTGTAATGGTTGGCCAACAGAGTTTCCTCTGTGGCGCGGGCCTGGCGAGCAGTCTCGGTACCAATCCGCTCGAGGATCGGGTGAAGTTCGTCACGCAGAAGGTTCCGCGTGATGCGCTTCGCCAGACCGTAATCCAGGTGAGTAAACGTCGAACGGAAGCCTTCGTTCAGGCTGTCGTAGGTCAGAGGCTGACCTTCGAGCTTCTGCGGCATGATCCCACCACCGCCAACCGTGAAGTTGTCTTCCTGATACTGAGTGCTGTCACGGACGTTGAACAAGGAGCGACCCTTGCCCTCACGCTCGTTCCACTTGAGAAACACGACGTCATCAACGCCGCGTAGGGCCGAGAGAAACGGCCAACCGGATACTGTATGTACGTTAGCCATTACACACCCGCAGGAAGTGAGAGGATGCCTTCGCCGACGTTCAAGCGAACGACGCAGTCAACATTGGCTGCATCCTCTTCGTTGTCATCGCGAAGGACATAATCGAGAAGCACGAATCCACCATCCGAGGCGCCCGCGTCAGACAGATCCAACTCATGGCCAGAAAGGCCAGTGACAGTGGATCCAGAACCAGCGACATGATTCATAGAGTTGAAGAGGAGCGTCTGAGAACCAGCAGTGCCCGAGGCACCCTGGACGATAAACTGCTGCATCGGATCCTGGTGAACCATGATCGTGCCAGCAGTAGATGCAGCTAAAATGGTCTTAGCCGCAGTGGTAGCGGTAGTGGAAGAATTGGCGATTCCAATAATTACGACATCGCCTGCGGTGGATGGAGTGCAGCTCCCGTCATTTTGAGCCGAAGTAACATCACCGCGAAAAAACGCAGTGCCGTTACCGGAATCGACGGACACCGGCTCCAAACCATACTGACATCCTGTGGCAGAAAAGCCACGGGGGGTATCGGCATTAGCCATTGGGTTGTCCTTCTAAACGGGAACAGCCCCCTGCTAACTGATGTTGATTCCAGTGTGAGCCTGTGAATCGCGACCTCTCCAATCGCCCTGGTCATCGCGTCCTGCGATCGCTTGGGCAACCTGACGAGCCTTCGACGGGTCCGTGCCTTCCTTAATCAGACGGTCATACAGCTGTTTCTGATGTTCGTCGGCTTGGATCTCGGCTTCCTCCTTGCGTGAGGACAACGAATTTTCGGCTCTGCGATCCCGTATTTCCTGGCGCTTATGCGCCAGTGCAGCTGGAAATCGCATGAGCTTCATCTCGTTTGCCTGTGCAACCCCATCTCCACCAGTCTGCATGGAGATTGCATCGTCACCGGATTTTACGGTCACCATATCGGCGCCCATAGCTTTATTCCGGGTCACGTTGCGTGGAGCGACCCACCGTAACGCATCACCTGTGCGTCGGCACTCTTCCCTGAGTTGTGGGTCGATATAGAGGTAGTCGGTCTTGTCGTACTCGTCTACCATGGAGAGACCTTCGATAAGGCCTACACTTTCTTCTTCATCATCTCGCATATCCACATTGATGTCGTTGGCCTGCATCGCGAAAACAACCCTGACGGGATGCTCCTCTTGAATGTGGTCTCGGACCTTCTGTGGAGAAGGGTTTGTATCCTCGTTGAGTCTGAAATCTTTTGAGCAGAACGGGCATTTCACCCCACCTTCAGTGAAGTTATTGGTGACAGCCCAAGTCACTGCTTTGTCCAGCAGATCTACTTCGTCCTGGTCAGCCATCATTAGCTCCCCTGCGCGGCTTGGTGGCGTGCAATCGACTGCTCGCGAATACGGCGAATCTCTTCGGGTTTGGCATTCCGAAGTGCTTGCATCGGATGCCTGGAGGGATCAACAACCTCGGGTTCCTCTTCAGGAGCCGGGGGTGGACCCGAACCGTTCGGAGACGGTGCTACCGGAGGCTTGGGCGCGGACGGGGCGAATGCAGCCACCTCACCGTTGTCCAATGCTTCCGTGAACAAATTCGACAGCACCGCATGAGAGTTGGTTGGTGTCAACACATGCGGCGATTCCGCAGAGATCTCGTCAAACCTCTGACGCATCCGTGCGGCCTGCGGGCCTGTTAACGACCCTTTCTCAACCCACCCATGAAGACGCTGCACGACATTCATTGTCGCTCGCTCCTGCTGAGTGTGCTGGCCCATCCTCTGATCAACGATCTGTGTTGCTCGTTCGTTGATCATGCGATCCACGTCTTCTTGCGAAATGGCCGTGCCAGATGTTTCGGCCCGGATCACCTCGCCATAAGCGTCGAACATCTCCATGGCTTTGTCGCCCGCCTCATCCGATCCCACTTGGGCTCGGAGATTACGCCGTGCGACTTCTGCCTGAGAGTTCGGCTGTGGATCTGCCTGGTGCTGTACCTCAAGGGCAGCAATCTTTGCCTGCGCCTCGGCTAACTGCTGTTGGGTCTGTTGTGCAACTGTCTCGGCCTGTCGCCTTGCTCGAGCCTCTTGACGAAGCCTTGCAGGGTGAACTGCCGGTGCTTGAGACTCTGCGGGAGTCTTTTCCGATTGCGGCGGTGCCGCCTCAGACGCTGTCGGGGTCTGGCTTCCGTCTCCCTCTACAGGGGTAACCTCTTCAGACATACATCACCTCAGTACTGCTTTGCAGGCGACTTGTACGTCATCTTCTTGCCGCCTTTGGCTTTGGCATTAGAGTTACCGTTGTCTCCCTTGGATGCCTTCTTCGGCGCCGAGGAGCCAGAACTCTTATTGCCTGTCCAATCCTTCTGCATGATTATGCTCCGCATGAAGGGTAATGAGGGCCATTCTGCGGCGAGCCCTATGACGCCGTTACTGCCATCTCCGCATTGCGGATTCTCTGTCTGCTCAACCCCAGGAACCTTCCCAGCGTGGAATAGGCCTCGAGGATCTCATCGGGTGTCACGACCCCCATCAGGGGGATACAGTCTCCATCAACGAACCCCAGCGTCACATGCCGTCCTTGATCTACGAGGTTCTTGGCGACCGTCTTTTCAACTTCAGGCGTCATCCGCTGAAGCATCCTGCACCCTCTTTCGCTCGTTCTCGATCAACGTCAAGTTGCGCTCAATGCCGTCCACTACGCCTGTCTGATGCTGAAACGACAATTCCGACTCCCCTCTTCCAGTGGCCTTGAGGGATTCGGTCTCTTTACGCATCTGCTCCTGTATCTTGCTCATCAACGCCCCATAGTAGGGGTTGCTGAAGAAGTCCATCTCCGCTCTGGATGCCACTCTTAGTTCCCTTTTTTCCGACGATCCCGAGCCCTTTTCTCTTTAATGGCTTTTCGGATTTTCGCGGGACTCAAAGGGTTCGTTGGGCCGGAGCCGCGAGAACTCTCAATTTCTACTTCTGGATCGAAACCCAATTCCAAACGATCCTTCTCGGGCGCATCCAATTTCGCCGAAGGTCTCCCACCTTCGGCCCAGGTCTTCTTCCGCGAGTCAGCTGCTGATCTCTTTATCTCTTCTCGCTTGCGCTCGTCTTCAGCTTTGGCCTTTCGCACTTTGGAGGTGGATTGTGTTCCAGCACTTGAACTGCGAGTTGCATCTGCTTTTGCTACACCTGAGTCCAAAGACGGAGGCGTCCTATATTTCGACATTACATCACCCCTTCGAGGTTTGGCTGCCCATTGCCCGTAGGAGGCGGGGCGGCGTTGGATTCGATCCCGTTCCCTGCTGAACCTGCGTTCATCGGGCCTGCGGCACCGGTCGCCGGTTGCGGTTGAGCCTGCTGCGGTTGTCCCGGCCCCTGCTGGGCTTGCAGAGCCTGTTGCTGCTGCATCTGCATCTTCTGCTGGATCTGCCTCTGATGTAACTGAGCGTGGGCCATGAAGGCGTCGTGGTTCGGCATCCCTGCGGCCTGGTACTCTGAGGACGAGGTATACGAGACCAACTCTGCGAGATGATCGTTGTCGTTGTCGTTTGGATGGGTCGGAGCAGGAGAACCTTCGCCAAACTGATACTGCACCATCTGGGCGTTTTCCTCGTCCTGTGTCTTCGGCGAGTTCCCGGCCACGGCATCCTTGGGACCGATAAACCTCTCTGGGTCGGGTTTGCCGATCGCCTGCAGATAGTCGAGCTCTGCCTCCCACCTTCGGCCCAGGTCGCCGTTGATAAACGGCGAGGTCGCGGCCAACTCCAGCACGGCCTGGGCACTTTGCTGTGCCAGTTGTGAAGAGAACATCCCCGCATTGGCGCCCAGACGGAAATCATGGGTGCCGTGCATCCACAGCTGTTCTCTCGATACCCTGACCGACTCTGGGCCGGTTCTACCCAATAATCGATAGACCCTGCCTTCGGGTCCGAATTGCAGTTCCATCTTGTGGACGACGTTGCACATAAAGCCAAATTCGTCGGCGTCCTGCTGGAGGATCTCCGACATTCTCGCCATAGCTTCCTGTTGGGTACCTACAAAGCCTGTCGCATGGCGCGCGGCAGCGCCACGGGTGGGCGAGATCCCCAGGAAGAGGTCGGTAATGCCGAAGATCCTCTCAACCAAGGAGTAGATGAGCGTCTCTTCTTGATGGTAGAAAGAGGTGACGTTCTGGGTGGGCGGGAACTGGACGTCTTGGATGTTATCAAGAGGAATCCCCTTCAAAGGCTTGATCTCGATCTGGTCGGGATCAAACGATGAAGAGGATCTGTAGAAGAAGAACGGAAGGTTGGTGGCGAAGCCGACATCGAGCCGCATGTTGTGGATCGTATCCAGTTCTGCGGACAGGTGCTTGGCGATCTCCATGACCCCCATGGAGTTACCGCGGGTCGGGACTTTCTGGTAATCCAGCTTGACGATGGGTCGATCGCCGGTCCACACGATGTCTGAAAGCGGGAAACACCCGAGGAAGATCTTGGGCTGGATACAGACGAAGAAGACCAACTCCATCATCTCTCCATTGACCTCCCACGGCATGTACCACTTCAGGGTCTCGTATTCAGGATTTGGCTTTGCCTTTGGTGTTTCGGCAGCCAACTGAGACCTTTGTCGGCCTTCGTAGTTGTCGTGCTGCTTGGAACGTCCCTGGTTTTCCGCTGTGCTTACAGTGGAGGAACGATCTTGAGAAGGGGCTTCGTCGATCCATTTCTTCTTGTCCTTGTATTCGTCAGGGAATACATACGTGCCAGCGGCTTCCTTCTGGAAGATCAGCGAAAGCGGCTCCCATGATCGAATCCCCAGATAATCGCAGCCTGTGGGGTTATCCAATCGAACCGGTTGGACGTTGGTGAAATCCTGGGGGGTGATGACATCGTCATACCCGAGACAGGTCAGGATCGTGCCCTGATACTTGATCTGCTTGTTGTAGACGTTTTTAGTGGGTTGGCTGATGATGGGTTTGTCTTCTTCATCCAACTGGAAGGACTCGTCAGAGTTCTTCATCCACTGAGGCAGTCCATCGGGCTGGGACTCCCTGAACATCATTTCGGAGATCACATAGTGGATCTCGGCATACCCTGTGCCGTGGATACATCTCGTTTTGGAGGTCTCGGCCCATGCGGAGCGGGCCTTCATCCGTCCGGGTTGAAGAATCCAATCGACAAAGCGAGCCGCATCTCGAGCGGCCTCCTGGTCGTCGTCTTCTTCTGCGATGGCCATAACGAGGGGGTTCTGAGACCAGATCCCGGTGATCAACCTGACATTGATCGCATCTACCAGCCAATAGGGTAGCTGGATATGAAGATCGGCGGCACCTTCCCACGGACCTTCTCGGGGGGTGTCGTAT